CGGCGCTGTTGTCGACGGTCTCCTTTACCCGGCCGACGCCGCGTAAAGTGGTGGCAATGTCTCCCGGGGTGGCCCGGCCGTTGGCGTCACGGGCTGCGATTCCCCCGGCGTAGCAGATCACGGTGGCCGCGATCGACAGGATGAGGATATCGCCGGACCTCCGTTTGGTATCTCGTTCTTTTGCTAATGCTGTCATTTTTCTGTCTCCTGAATGGGCGGGTTTGGAACCCGCCCCTACGGTGCGTCTTAATTATGATCGTTGAATTGTTGCTGTGCTTACGCCGGGTTGGCCTTGCGGTAATCCTCCGGCGAGATGTTAAGGTTTTTGCAGACCGCCAGCTCTTCGGCGGAGAGACCTTCGGCGCCCTTGCCGTCATCCTCCGGCTCCTTGCCGTTGGTCTGGCTGCCCGAAAGGGCGGCGATGGCCGGGGTCTTTTCCAGGTAGCTTTTCAGGGCGGCAAGATCCTTGTTGCCGAGTTCTTTTGCCCACTCCTCCTGTACCGGCAGCAACTTGCCGTTATCGAGCCCCTCTTTTACCATCGCCTCGACGGCCGAGGAGGTTTGCTCGCTTTTCAGGGCGGCAACTTCGCCTTTCAACACCTCGAACGCAGTGATCGGCACGAACTTCGCCGGATCGGGTTTGTTGCCCGCGGCGGCAAGCGAGGTCTTGAGACCGGCGATCTCGCTGTCCTTGGCCTCGGTGCCGGCCGCTTTTATTTTGAGGGCGGCGATGGCCTGATTGATCTGCTCGTCACTGGCATCCGCCGCCAGACCCAACGAGGCTATTAATGCTGCTCTATCCACTGTGATATCCTCCTCTGTGGTTTGAAACCTTGCGGCGGCTCGAACGGCCAGATCGGCATTGCCGTCGAGCGCCGGGTAATTGGTCAGTGCCGCCATCAGTATCCCCAGCACCACCCCTGTCTTCCTGTCATACGAAAACACCGGAGAGATATAGCGATACTCTTCGGCTTCGATGGCGGCGCTGGCCTTGGCCGTCCACCGCACGTCCACGGCATAGAGCCCGTCGCCCTCGCGCCATTCCAGCTTTTTGAACCAGCCCGCGGCCGGGGCCGGTTGGCCGTTGGTCTCGCTGTACAGGGTCTGATGCTCGTAATCGGTAACAAAGTCGCCGACGGCGGCATCGGCCAACGCTACGACCTTGGCCGCCGACTCGGCGTCGATGTACCATGCCTTCAATCCTTGGGGCCTGCCGTCCCTGGCCCGGAACTCGCCGGCGGGACACAGCCGGAACTCGGATGCGTCCTTCGAAATTTCGCTGGCGCAGGCGACGATGGCAATTTGGTTGGCAAGCAGGCCAGATCTGGTGTAGTATGTCTTTTTCATACCTGTATTTAATCTCCCCGGCAGTTGGTAACCAGTTGAAGCGTTTCAGTGCTTTTTTACAGCCGCCACTCTCTCACTCGGATCGCTCACCCCCGCCGTCCCGAACCCCGTTTAAAACCCGTTTAAATTTTCCTGTGCTTCATTTGCCCGACCGCCTCCTTGTGTGGGGGCAAGCTGTCCTTAAAATCGCTCACAGGTCAATTTCAGCGTTTCTTCCGTCAACCCATCATTGCCGCCTCCAGATGGCTGTCGATGATGGCGATAACCTCGACCTGGTCCGCCTCGGATAAGCCGAGGAACTCGCGGGCCGGAATGTTGCGTTCCTCATCACCATACTGATGGGTGGCGCCATAGATCCGGTCGGTGCCGAACAACAGGCCGTCACCGCTTGCCTGGTAGAGCAGCAGGTCGCGCAGGTCGCTGCGCTCGACCAGGATCTTGCTTCGGGCCAGGGCGTTGATCGCCCCGGCCTTGGTGCCCTTACCGGTGGTCAGCGACTTGCGCTTCTGCCCCTTGCCCCGGCGCACCCCCTTCAGCATCTTGCGGCGCAGGGTGCTGTCGGCCAGCGGCTCCCAGGGGGTGCCGTCCGGCGCCTGCTCCTTGTCCCACCGCTCGCGGTGGCTGAGCAGCAGATACTCGCCGATGCCGGCGAAGGCGAGCTGCATATTGCCGCCGGCCCGCTCCAGGCTCCGCAGCGCGGCCATGATCCGGCGATCGTCTAACTCGACCCTGATGCCGAGGTTTACCCCGGCCATCCTACTCTTCTCCCCAGGGAGTGACTCCAGGGTTATAGGCAAATCCCGGATCGATGCCCTCCGGTACCTGCACCGTGCGGGGATTCGGTCCGCGCACCCCGACCGTCACCTCCCGGTATTCGATCGGCGGTGCCTCCTCGGCAACGGTCAGTCCCAACCGCTCCACATCCCTTGCCGACAGCATGTCCTTGCCGCAATGGCAGCCCCAGCCGTTGGACGGCGTGTGGGTCGCCCACCAGGGATCATCGAGCGGCAGCACCATGTTATGCCAGGCCAGGTGCTCGGGCCGGGGCACGAGCGAGTCGCCATGGCGATAGCGGCCGTAGGGCCGAAGCTTGCGCAGCTCGGGGTCGGCCATCTGCCGTTCCCGACCGGCGTTGTAGCTCTGCCGCAGGTTGGTATCGTAGATCACCCGCGTCCGCCAGTTGCGTCCGCCGTTGTAGGCCCAGCCGTGCTTTGCCACCAGCGCGTCAAAATTTTTGCGGAACTCGGCCAGCGTGGTGCCCTGGGTAATTGCCTGGTCGACGGCGCCGCGCAGATCCGCGAGCAGATCGTCGCGCATCGCCCCGGCCACCACAAAAGATCTGGCGTGCATTTCCTGCCAGATATCGGTCCAGGAAGCGGTGGGTAAATTGAGCTTGGCCCGGAAAAAATCGATCTGCTCGGCAAAGGGCAGCGAGCCGTATTCAACCGCCATGGCCTATACCCTCCAGGATATCGTAGCGGCCGGCCAGCTCGGCGGCGGCAAGCGCCTTGCCCATCAGCTCGGCCATGACCGTGGTGTCCATGTCCGGATACGCCTCGGCCAGCCGGTCGCGGAACTGCTCCAGGGTCTCAACCTCGGCGAGCAGAGTGCGCACCCCGTCGAGCATTGTGGCCATGGCCTGTTCGGCGTCGACGTTCAGGCGGTTGAGCTGGGCCTCCGCGGTATCCGTTGCCGGCACATCTCCCGTCAGGACCGCCAACCCCTTGAGTTGCGCTTGATCTTCCGGCGCTGCCGGCTTGATCAATCTCTGCAAAATCTCATCCTTATCGTCGGCCCTGGGGATGCGGGTCTTTTCGTGCAGCCACCACACCGGGATCCGCGCGCCCATATCGACAAACACCGGCAGGCTGTCGGACAGCAGTTTGTAATCCTCGGCCTCGCCGGTATCGAGATAGAAGCGGGGCGCCCGCCGCCGGTCCTCTATACCAAAATTTATGGCGGCCATCGGCCAGACGATATCGCGGTTGATGGTGCCGGAGTACTGACGGGCATCGGCCCGGATCAGGCTCTGCTGGCCACGCTCATGGACGTTGCCCAGGGCGTTGGTGTTGGTGCCCTCGCCGGTACCGGAGGTCAGGGTATTGCCGAGAATGGCCTTGGCTTTTGCCTGCTCGCACCAGCTCAGCATGGTGCCGTATAAATCGCCCTTGCCGTCGGCGGCATCCTTGAAATCGATCAGCATGCCCTCGGGGATGATGCCCGCCGCCCGGTGACCAAGGTTGGTGACCGCCCTGAGCAAAGTGGCCTTTTCCTTATCCGTGGCGTTGCGCGGATAGGTGCCGATTCTGGCCGGGATACCGTAGATCTCCAGCAGCTCGGCCAGATCGCCCAGGGCGTAATTCTGGAACAGGTACGGCCAGGCCAGCACCCGGTGCAGGCCGCTGCGGGCGATATACCCGGCCTTGGCCCGGTGCCGGTGCTGCACCCAGCCCAGTGGCCAGAGCGCGGCGCCGACGCCGGAGAGATCGCGCAGCCGCAGTTCGTTCTGTCGCTCCGGGTGGAGGCGGAACCAGGAGTGCGGCCGGAAGGCAGGCTGCTCGATTATCCGTTTGCCGCCGTCGATGGCCCAGGGCAGCTCCAGGTTAGACCAGCCATGGCCGATACCCGCGCCCAGATCGATGATCAGATCCTCGACTTCCAGGCCGCTGAAAATATCGGTGCAGAACTCCGCCGCCTTTTTCTCCTGGGCGGACGCGCTGTCCGGAGCGACGATCTGCCACTCCAGCTCGGCCGCCAGTTGGCGGCGCTTGCCGAGATCGGCGGCGATCTGCGGGTCTTTTTCTTCCATATCGTCGAACAACTCGTGCTGGGCCTTGAGGTCGCCTCTCTCGGCATCCTCCAGGATGCTGTATAGTTTCGCCGGAGTAAGGCCCTTGCTTGGGTGCTCGGCGAACTCCCGCTTGATCATGCCGATTCTGGCCTCGCTTTCGGTCTGTTCCTCGACCAGGGCCTCGCCGTCACCACCGAACAGGCGGTTTATCAAACCTCTAATATTTACCATGCGCCACCTCCGGCCTCGGCATAATCGTTTTCCTCATCGTCACTGGGCGAGCCGTTCCAGCCGGCGCCGGCCCTGGGCGCCTCGGTGTATTCTATCTGCGCGCCGCCTTCCTGCCTGGTGGCATAGATGACCATTGCCCCGGCAACCCCGGCGTCGCCGTGACGCTGGCCGCCGCTCGATTCGGTTTTTCCGTCCGGCAGTTTAGCCACGCCGCTGATCATTTTGAAGGCCCTGTTGTCCTCGATCCAGTCGGCATCCATGGGGAGCAGAATTGTCTCATCTTCAAA